TTTTATCAAGCGTGTCCAGCGTCAGAGGCTGGCGTAGTTGTTCACGCCAGCCGTGGTGGCGTCAGTCGAGAACGATTCGGCCTTGCTAAGCCGGGCATTGGTGACAACCGCCACCGTGTTGCCGGGGCTCGTCACCACCGTCAGGTAACGCTTGCGGCCACGCAGGTCGATATTGAAACGAGCCACAGCCCCGACGTTCGCGCCGGTCGTGCTGCCGGCACCAGCCGTCACCGAAAGGCCGGACACGTCCGCTTGGCCGGAGCCACTGGCGTCCGACTCCTGCACCTTCAGCACGCTGGCGTAGGACGAGGTGGCCGCCGTGAACGGCGAGAACACCACATCAATGGCCGCATACTTGAAACCGAGCGTGTCGATCTCGTGCGAGTGCGTGGCCGAAGCCGCAACGCTCGCCGCAGCCTTCGTCACGCTCTTATTGCCGCTGGCATGGTTCATGGTTCAAAGTTCTCCTGGGAAGGGTGAGTCAGGTTTAGGCAAGCTTGAGAGCCACGACCGGGCCAGCTTCGGTGGTTGAGCCGAGCGAGTGCACGTTAATATCCAGCCGCTGAATGGCGCGGAACGCCGTTTGATCAGCTTCGAAGTAGCGATCAGTGCTGGACGCAACCTGCATGTCGGACTTCACCGCCATGATTCCAGCCAGCGACAGGTCGCCAACGTAGGCAGCGATCGTGCCTGTGGTGGGGGCCGCAGTCATCTTGAGAACCCACACGACTGGCAGGCCAAGGAACGTGTTGGGCGTGCCCTGAGCGAGGTTCGCAGCCGTGTTGCCGCCCGACAGAGCACCGATGGTGCCGCTGCCAGCCGTGCCGCTCGACAGCATCATGCGCTGCACGCTGTTGTGGTAGACGCTGGGGTGCATGTACCACGCCGAGGTGCCGATGGCGTAGCGGGGAAGCTTCGCCAGAGCACCGAGGTAGTCGTCAATGTCCAGGGCCGCAATCGACGTGTTGCCGGTGGCTGCCGTTGCAATCGACGCGGTGTGCGTGCCGTCATCAATCTGCACGAGGCCACGGATGCCGCCGTAGCTCGAGGTTCCCGTGCCGTTGAAGGCCGCGTCATCAATAGCGGCCGAAAGCGAGGTGGCGTATTCCTGGGCGAGCCACGATGCAACCGAGATCGCGTTGTCGGCCAGGAGCTCGTTACTCACCTTCGTGGCACACGCCAGCTTCTTGGCCACCAGCTGCACCATCGTGGCAGTCGGGTCACTCGTCGTGATAGTCGAGTTTTCACCCAGCCAGTACGAGGTCACGCCCGTCAGCCGGCGAGGCACCAGAAGGGTGTCGCTCGACATGGTGACGTTCTGAAAGACGTTCATTGCCACGCCGAAGCGCTCAACCAACCTCACGATCGTATTGCTGAAATCCTCAAAGACCAGTGCACCGCCGAGGCTGTTCACCTGGCCGCCCATGTCGCGGTACTCAGCACCGAGGTGATCCGAGCACCACTGCCGGGCGTTCCGGTCACCGAAGTGAGCCTTCAGCCACTGGCCGCAGCGGTGGGCCATTTCGGGCGACTCAAAGATGCCGGGCTTGTAGCCACGGGTCGAAATGGGCTCAATGCGGGTCTTCACGTCGGTTGTCTCCACGGGTGCAGCGCGGTGCAGAACCTTGAGCAGTTCAGCCTTGCGGGCCTCAGCGGCCTCGCTCTTGGCAATGGCGGCCTTGATCCGCTCAGCCTTGGCCAACAGTGCGTCGTACTTGGCCTGGCGGGCCTCGACGGCCTCGACGGCGGATCGCTCGCCCTCAACGGGCATGGCATCGGCGTTCTCGACAGACTCGTCAGCAGCAACCTCTTCATCGAGCATGCCGAGCTCAGCGAGAGTGGCGGCGAGTTCGTCGAGAAGTTCTTTGACCTTGCTGGCGGCCATGTGTGTGGCTCCTGTGTGCGGTAGGTGGTGACCTATTCGCACGGTAGAGCCTTGGCTGGCACTCCTTGCAGAATGCGTGCTGCGAGTAGTTACCTAGTTAGGTAACGAGCGCCGGCGAATCTCGCACGACTTCACGCACTGCTTCGCAGTGTGCCGGCAGTTCGGGCACCGCAGATACCGCGTGCAGACGTTCGCCTTTTCCACAGACGCATACACGCCAAGACGTGCAGAGCGGCAGTGGCCGCAAACATCACCCGACTTTGTGGCCATGCTGCCTCAGAAACCTACGAATCGCCTTCTCAGACTTCGCATCCCGTCGAAGTTCCGGCAGCTTCAGCGCCGGTCGGTGCGATTGTAGAAACCGCTCATAGCTGCGAACCGCCACGCCCGTAGTGGCCTGGTCATACGCTGGCGTGAGGACTGGGCTAACGTCATAGACGCCCTCCACCTCATGAACGCTGCGGATTGCCGTGCCGTCTTCGTCTTTGTCCCACGACTCCTGGCCGATGACGAAAGCAAAGCTTGAGCCCCACACGTCACCTCGAGCGATGAGCGTAGAGAGATCCCGGCCCAGCTGCGTGTCTGGAACCTCGACGCTGTACCGCATGCCCTCGTCATCGGTGTCCACCGTCAACGTGCCGCTGCGGGTTGATCCCAGCACGTAGTTGGGGTCGTGGTTCCACAGGGCAACGACGGGGTGCGCCTGCTCTTTGAGGGCACGGGTAAACGCCCCCGGCATGATCTGCTCGCGGAATGTGCCCAGCATCGTGCTGCGTACGTTGTACTTGGCCGCATAGCCCCCGATATACGCCTTGCCGGCTTCTCGGGTTTCGAGCGTCAGCGGAAGAGCCACGCAGCGGCGTTCCATTTCAATGTTCATGCTTCGGCCCTCGTTGTCTGCGGCATCCATCTGCCGAGTGAGTTTGTTTGCCCATGCCTGGCCGGGATCGCCGCCCCACAGAGCCCAGGCGATACGCCCAGCACTGGGAAACCCGTCTTCGCTTGGCTGGAATCCTTGGCCCTTCTTGTCCACCTCATGACGAGCGAAATACGACGCCATGCGGCGTGCAGTGTCGGGGCTGATATTCGTGCCGTTGGACAAGTCACGAGCACGGGCCACGCCAATGCCTGTTCCGCCACGGTTGAACTCGTCGCGCCATGCCAGCCCTCTGGAGGCCTCCTTGCGGACACCATCAGGTGGCGTGAAGTCGATGTTGTCGTACTTAGCCACGCTTGCGGCTCCCGCGTTTTGGCTTCGCCTTCTCTTCAGGCGGCGGGGGCGGCAGCGGGTCAATCTTCGTCAGCGTTGAGAACTTGTGGCCTACCTGCGTGTCGGTCTTCTTCCAGCCGCCTGAAACTTCTTCGTAGACGCTGATTAGCGCGGCTGGATCGTCCGCAGTTCCCTCAATATTGAAATTGCTGCTCGGCACGTTGATCGTGCCGTCGCGCACCACGCGGTCAATCTTTCCGCGACCACGCCCGCCCGACGAATTCCACGACACAAAGTCGCCCACGTCCACGGCGTCTGGGGCAGAACGCGGCACCGGGCTAACAGGATTAACGGCACCTTCTGGCGGCGTCACGCCATTGAGCAAGTCGTCGGTGTACGACACGGGCAGGTTGTCGGCCGGGGCGGGCTCGCCAGCGTTGCCCACGCTGGCATCTGCCGCGATGCCCTGCATCGTGGTCAAGTTCATCTGCATGTACCGCTGATCGCCCTCTGGGCCAATCGGGTTCATGTTCAGAACCTCGCGGCACTCGTTGACGCTGTAGATGCCGGTCGTGAGCATTGTCTGCAGCCATGCACCTTGGGCGGCCAAGTCGCCACGCAGCAGGCCACGGGTATCGAACTCAGCGAAATACACCTCGTCCTGCGTCACCAAGTCGCGGGTGATCGCTGATTCCCAACGGCGGAACCACGGCAATAACGTCTGCTGCACCAAATCTATTGCCGCTTGCTCCTGACTCGCGTACCCCACTTTGGTTTTGTCTTGCACATACGACGGGTCTACCCGGTATGCACGGCAAATCTCAACCGTCTGATACGCCCGCGTCTCTAGGAACTGGCTCGCCTCGTTGCTCGCTTGCACGTCCTTCCAGTGAACGCCCTGCGGCAGCACAGCCGTTCTATGAGCCCGGTCAGCGCCCCTGTGAATTCTCTCAAACTGCTCACGCAAACGCTCGGCAGTCTCAACCGTTATCGGGTTGTCGCTTTCCATGAGCCCCGACAGCCGGCAGGCGTTGCCGAAGTACGAGCCGCCGTGAGCCTCAAGGGCTTGGGCCAGGGCGATAGCGTCACGCGAGAGCGTGATGGGCAGCATTCCAGTCACGCCGTCCTGACTCAGCCACCGCAGGTGGAAAATCTGGTCCTGCCGGTAGTACGACTCGGTGCCGTTCTGCTCGCGGTAGCAATACCGCAGCGTCCCGTCCTCCAGCTGCTTCACCGTCATGCGGCTGGGGTGCAGCGGCCAGAGCTCAGTGACAGCCCCGGCGGAACCGCTGCGGATCTCAGCGTAGGCGTTGCCGTACAGCAGGCAGTGAGCCGTCAGCATTTCGCGGAACTCAAACGACGTTTGCCAGCCGTTGGGTGCCTGCGAAAGAATCCGATACAGCGGCAGATCACGGGCACGCTCTTTGCCGCCCTCTTGCAGCCGCCGGTACAGGTGCAGCGGAATCGTGGCCACGTTCTCGGCAATCAGCCGCACGCAGGCCAGCACCGCCGAGCACATCAGCGCCGTCTCGGGCGTGATGCGAACCCCGGCCGGGCCTCGAGCAGGCGACTCGCTCCACCCGTCGCCGTACGAGCCACGCAGATCAATGATGCGGTAGGACTTCTCGGGCGTCTCGGCGTTGGCGATCATATCGTGTGGATTTCCCAGGTTTGTTCTGGCTTCGGTGCCGTCGCCTTCTGCCAGAGCCCCAAGGCTTCAACCAGAGCCACCATGCCGTCTATGCGTTCCGTGGATTTACTTTTGCTTGGCTTGATGTCGCCGGCGTGGTTCATCTCGATAGACACGTTATTGGCCATCCACGACAGCAGCGGGTTGTTGGCGTGCCGCAGCCGGCCGGAAAGCGTCAGCGTCTCCAAAAACTTACAGGGGCTTGAGAAACTGCCGTATCCCTGTCTGAACTCTACGATTTCAAAGCCATCTCCTTGCAGTTGCTGCGAGATGTGCTGAGCGTTCCACGGGTCTATGCCCATCTGCCGAATCACAAAACGCTTGCTGATTTCGTTGATGTCTCGCCGCACGGTGTCGTAGTCGGTGGCGTTTCCATCCGTGAGCCGTAGCAGCGGCCCGTACTCTGTGCGTTCTTTGGCCCAGTCCAGATAGGGCACCTTGTCCCGGTGTGCCCGGCCTTGGGCGTTCTCAGCAGCGGCCCAGAAGAATGGCAGCACGTCAAAGGTGCCATCATCGTCGGGGAAGAGATACACGGCGCAGGTCAGGTCCGTGGTGCTCGACAAGTCCAGTCCAACGTACGCCTGGCGGCCGTCGAGTGGTCGCAACTCGCCGCCGCACGCAGCCCACTTGTCGGGCAGAATCCATCGCACGTCTGACGCCGTGGCCACGTCCAGCCGGTAACGCAGGAACGAGTTGAGTTTGCTGGGGCTGTTCTTGGCTTCTAGTGCGTCTGCCGCGAATGACTCCAGCGTGATGGTGTGCCCCAGCGACGGGTTTGCCTTGTGCCACGTCGCCTCTGCAAATGGGTCATCGGCTTCGTCAGCCTTGAACACGCAGCCGAAGAAGGCCGGGTCTAGCTTCGGATCTGCGGCGCACCGCTCGGCGTATGTCCGCTGCTCCCACCAGAGTGCTTTGCGGTCCAACTCCCCGGCCGTGGTGATGGACAGTAGCAGCGGCTGCCGGCGGGAAGCACCGCCGTACCTGAGCGCGTCCCACAGGCGGCGATCGCGTTGGGCGTGGAGCTCGTCAAAGAGCAGGGCGTGAATGTTCAGCCCTTCAGCCCGAAACGCATCGGCGCTCAGAACCCGGTAAAACGAGTTGCTGGCACGGTGAATGATCGTCTTCCGCGAGTCCACCACCTCGAGCACCTTGGAAAGGGCCGGTGACGCCCGCACCATGGCAGCGGCTTCGCGGTAGATGATGCCAGCGGATTCACGGTCAGTGCATGCCCCGTAGACTTCGGCTCCTGGCTCCTCGTCAGCTAGGAGCATGTACAGGGCAATGCCTGCAAGCAAAGTACTCTTGCCGTTCTTCTTCGGCACCTCAATGTAGGCCACGCGGCGCTGCCGCATGCCATCAGGCTTCAGCCTGCCGAAGAGCTCGCGGAAAATGTCGTGCTGCCACGGCAGTAGCGTGAATCGCTCGCCTGCGTGCTGGCCCTTTGAGTGACGCAGCACGCCTTCAAAGAATCGCACCACCCGCCGGTACTTAGCCTCGCCAGCCGGCGAAAGACTAGGCACCTTCGGAGGCAAAGAACGCTTCAAGATCGTCTTTGGGCGTTTCGGCTTTCGTCCCAAGTCGCACCCTGCTGCTCGGTGTCAGCCCAAAGTCACCCATCAGACTGGCCTGCAACACGACGAGCCCGCGATACAGACTGCCGGCGGGATTCGGTTTCACGCCACCGAGATCCGTTTTGATTGTTGGGCCGCTGGCCCTGAGCTCGAGCAGGCAGGCTTGAGCAGCTGCGTGGACTTCGCACAGCGTGGCCAACGCTTCGCCGTCGCCCGTGGTCAGCACTCCCATACTGGCAAGGATGTCAACGAGCTCGTGCCACTTGACCACCGCAATCGGCTCAACGGCCAGACGTTCCGGCATCGGCGGCGTGCCGGGCGGCGCGGACGGTTCGCGTTTGGCCGGGCCGCGTTGGGTGCCTTCCAGAATCTTGATGGCGGTAGGTTTCGGTTTTCGGCCCATTGCGATTGGCTTTCAAAAACGGCGTCAGATTTCTGCAACGCGCACGTTTGAG